GGCCTAGAAGGTCTTTTATAACCCTTCTACACTTCGTTAGAAGGGTTTAAAAGACTTCTAAGGTATTATATTATCTATATTAATACTGAGCCATCCACTTTTTCGGCAGTGACTTCCTTCGGTTTGGCCCAGTGCAGTTATTATAAAATGCATCAGTCTGAGCAGCCCTCCAATACTTAGCATTTAATATCTTCCTGCCTTCTTTAATAGATTTCTTAATGACACCGACTGTAAAGACAGGTCTAAAATAGACCCACTTTCTACCGATGCTGACATTATAAAATCGTTGACCGTTATTTAGATTAATATCTAATTGAAATTTGTCACTAGTTTTAGGTTTAGTGAGCTGTGGTTTATGGTCTAGAATATTTCTGCTATCTATAATTATCATTTGTAATACCTCAAAGTGTAGTTTTTAGGATAAGTTTCTTTATACCATACAAATTCCTTCATTGCTCTGTCACCTTCGGTGACTTTTGTAATCTTGTTACCGGCTCTTAGAAACTTTATAGTTTGCAAGCGAAGTAATATATCTTTATTTATCATATGCCTAGCACCGGATGTTGTGCTTGTATTTCAAAACCTACAGTTTTTAAATCTTCTAAATTTTCTCTTGTGAATTTAACTCTATGCCTTCCAAACATATTTAAAACTTGGAAAGAATATTTATCTACAGGAGCAAAGCCGTCAGGCTCTCCATGCCAACCATATACTACTTTAATTTTAATTACTTTAATCATCGTCATCTTCTCCATATAAATTAATCCAATCTTCTTTAGTACATCCACTGATTAAGAACTCTCTTTCATGATTATTTAAATCAGGCATGATATCTTGAATCAAACCTTCTTTTCTTTCCCACGATAGTAATTGTGAAATTGAAATATATAAAGACATCGTATTCATTTTGCCTGTTAATGGGCTTCTACGTTCAATTTTCAACATTGTTTATTGCCTCCAAGTGGCTTTAGCCTTTTTAGTCCCTTCACTTCGTAAAGGGACTTAAAAGTCTTTATATATATTAACTAATTATTCTTAGTTCTGAATACATAAACCTTCGCTCCCCTCTTTCCTTTAGACTTAGTAACTCTTATTGATAATATTCTATTATCAAAACTTGTTGAAACATCAATATCATCAGAGCGATTAAGACTGTGGTATTCGTGATAATCTGACAAAACATATTCTGAATTTAAAAATAAAGTTAATAATTTAAAATATATAAACATAATAAAACTCCAAGAAGCCCCCCGAAGGGGGCAGTTAAGATTTAAGAGTTGAGATCACCGTTCAGGGCAAAAAGCAGAGCTTCCATGCCAGTCTTTATTGTCTGAATATCTTCAGTCTGTTGAGACTGTAGAGCTTCAAGAACCACAAGTCTCTGGTCCATCTCAGTAGCTTTAGAAGCTACTTTCCAAGACTTGTTGCCAGAAGCAGACTTCTGCTCTTCAAGCTCTACAGGAGCTTTAAAGTCTTGCTTCGGAGCCTTCGGCTTGGCTTTAGCCTTCGGCTTGACCTTCTTGGAAGCCTTTGGCTTGGCTTTAGCCGTTGGCTCAGTTGTCTTACCGTCCAGACCTTCGGTCTTTATAAGAGATAAAATCTCTTTTGGCACAGTCGTTGACTTGAACCAAGTCTGAATTTGACCGTGAGATGGCTCCAAGCTTTGCAGCGAAGCTGTGATTCTAGGTCTTAAAATCTTGTTGATAGTGACCCCAGAAACTTTTAGTTTCTTGGCAGCAATCGGAGTGAAGCGGCTTGCAATTGCAAAGATTTGCTTCAAAGAAGCTGGCTTGGATGAATCAATTGTAGCGAAATTAAAATTTGACATGGTGTAACCTCGTTTGGATCGTGGCAAAATTGCCGGTGGAACATTTGGGAACCTTTTTAGTCCCTTCACAAAGCGAAGGGACTTAAAAGTTTCTTTTTTGATATAATAATAATTAAATATTTTCTGCTAAAACTAAAACATCGTCAAGAATACTATTTTCTGTGGCATTCAAACCCAGTACAGAAAACGGATGTTTTCTAGCATAATTTTCAATACGTTTAACTAATTTCAGCGAGGGGTTAGTAGCGAAGCTAAGTAATAATTTCTTCATGTTGAATTTTCCTGTTGAGTTTTAAAGTTTTTGCCGGAACCTTTGGAAACCTTTCTAGTCCCTTCACTTTGTTCAGGGACTCTAAAGTTTCTTTAGATACTTGAAGGCGCGAGTGTCATGTGTTTCTCACATAGGAATTTATTTTATAAATCATGCGGAAATTCGTGTATAATTAACTAGAACTTATAAACTCTTTGGAGAGTTTATAGATATTATGGAATTAGTAGCTAAACTCTTGAATCTAAAGGATTCAAGAGACTCTAAAGTTTACTTTAGACACTCATAAATCTCTAGAGATTTATGTAAACTAGAAAGTTTAGAGCATAGCTCTATGGAGTTCTTGGGAGTTACTTTAGAATCTCTTTAGATTCTAGGGACTTGGGAGGTTCTAGAGTCTCTAGAGACTCTAAGGTGTTGGCTTCGGGAGAACTCTAGAGTCTCTTTAGACTCTAGGGGAGGGCAGGAGGCCATGCCACCCCCCCTATATATATACTAATATACATACATTTTAGAAACAGGTAGATGTTAAGTAGTTAGGGCGGGACTTCTAAAGTCTTCGGAGGTCTAGCAAGAATTTAGGTCGGGACTTCTAAAGACTCCAAAGTCCCTCTAGAGGGGAGAACAAGAAACATGAGTATAATTTATATAGATTTACTTATTGGCTTAGAGGAGTGTGTATATTTTACTTATATTTACTCTCTCTGTACTAGGGGTTGACCAAGGAGGTCATATAAGTATTATAGAGACTTCTTCTCCATTTGTCAAGTTATTTATTTTTATATTTAGCTTGACAAACTGTTAACCAGTGTGTATACTATCTACATTATGAAAAAAGAACTAACAACAAAGCAACAAACCTTCTTAGACAACTTAGTTGAAACAGGAGGTGATCCAAAGGAAGCTGCAAGACTCGCGGGTTATTCAGAGAACGGACATTGGCAAGTCGCCCACGCACTTAAAAATGAAATAATCGACCTCGCCTCTAACATTCTCGCTCAATCCGCACCTAAAGCAGCGATGAAGCTTGTAGACATAATGGACTCTAATGCACCCATACCTCAAGCAAACATGAGGCTACAAGCTGCTCAAACTATTCTAGACCGTACCGGCTTAGGAAAACAAGAACGCTTAGATGTAAAACATAAAGTAGAAGGTGGTTTGTTCATACTACCCGCTAAGGAAGAGATTATCATAAATGGTGACGCGAAAGAGATCAAGTAGCACAATACCTTTTGGCTATAGGCTTAACGAAGAGGACAACAAGACTCTTGAACCTATACAGCTTGAGCTGGATACTTTAAAGGTTGTCACAACCTTAGTCAACAATGAGTCTTTATCTTTACGCGAAGGCAGTCAATGGATAGAACACAAGACAGGCAGAACCCTTAGTCACGTAGGGCTAAAGTCAATAATAGATAAAACAACAACACAGGAGTTAGAACCCTATGAAAGATGAAATAGAAAAAGCAATAGTCAAACTAGCAGCAGCAATAACAATAATGTCAACACCAGAGGCGTGTATGAAATCCACGCAAGCAGTGTTGAACCTTACTAATGCCCTCGCTGTCCTAGACCGCATAGAGGGAGAATAGTGGAAGATTGGACTCAGAACCCACAGGACTACCAAACCAATGAAGATGGGTCTTTTATTCTCAAGAAGGACGGTAGTCCCCGAAAGAAGACCGGAAGACCTAAAGGTTCAAAAAGTAGAGGCTATAACTACCATTCAGAAACTAAAGCCAAGTTAAAGGCTAGACGATCTGTACGAACTAAAGAGAAGTCTGCGGAGAGAATAAGACAGAAGCTAGTTGCTAAACGAGACTCACTCAATGCATCTAAGGAAACTCTAAACAAACTAGACAAGGCGAATGCTAGTAAAGTCATAACCGAAGATATACTAGACAAAGTACCAAAAGCTTTAAAAGACGAAGTTAATAACAATGTTATATTCAAACCTAATGCTGGGCCACAGACAGACTTCCTAGCAGCCCCTGAGAGGGACGTTCTCTACGGAGGTGCGGCAGGCGGGGGTAAGTCCTATGCGATGCTCATAGACCCCCTACGCTTCGCACACAGGTCTGCACACAGAGCATTGATACTAAGACGGTCAATGCCAGAGCTTAGAGAGCTAATAGATAAAAGTAGAGAATTATACCCTAGAGCCTTTCCGGGCTGTAAGTATAAAGAAGTTGAAAAACTTTGGAGTTTCCCTAGTGGAGCCAAAGTAGAGTTCGGCTTCTTAGAGCGGGATGCCGATGTATACAGGTATCAAGGCCAAGCCTATTCTTGGATTGGTTTTGACGAGATAACTCATTTACCTACTGAGTTTGGATGGAACTATCTCGCGTCCCGCCTAAGAACGACCGATCCTGAGATTGAAACCTATATGCGCTGCACAGCCAACCCCGGTGGTGTGGGCGCAACTTGGGTAAAGAAAAGATATATTGATCCTCACCCGCCCAATGAAACCTTTACAGGGCCAGATAACTTATCTAGAAAGTTCATACCGGCCAGACTTCAAGACAATCCTTACTTAGCTTATGATGGTCGCTACGAAGAAATGCTCAAGGCACTCCCGCCTACGCAACGTAAACAACTACTTGAAGGTAACTGGGATGTCAACGAAGGCGCAGCATTTACTGAATTTGATTTAGATGTTCATGTTATTACCCCTTTTGCTATACCTATTTCTTGGGATAGGACAAAAGGTATTGACTATGGCTATGCCTCTGAAAGCGCCTGTATATGGGCCACTGTTGATCCAACAGACGGAACCTTAATTGTTTATAGAGAATTATACCGAAAAGGCTTGACAGGAGTGGATTTAGGTGCTATAATAACAGAAATGGAACTAGAAGACCCTTATTCTGTTCAAGGAGTACTAGACACATCTGCATGGGCTAGAACAGGTACAACAGGCCCAACTGTCGGAGAGTCCTTAGTACGAGCAGGACACAAGCTGCGTAGAGCAGATAAGAATAGAATACAGGGCAAGATTCAAATCCACGAATATCTGAAAGTTCAGCAAAGCGGTAGGCCACGATTACAAATTCTAAATACATGTCCTAACCTGATACGCGAACTGCAAAGTATTCCTCTGGATAAAACTAACCCAGAAGATGTAAACACACATGCGCCAGACCACGCTTATGATGCTCTGCGCTACTTAATAATGTCTAGACCACGAATACAAGACTCCTTTAGTAGAATAAGGAATCTACATATGGAACAGGCTTACACACCCGCTGATAGCGACTTTGGTTATTAGTAAAAGGAAAAATTATGGCTTTCGTTCAAACCGCTAGGCGAGTTATCCGAGTAACACCTGTTCTCACAACTGCTCAATATGCAGATAATGATATATTATTTGGTACAACAGAAATACCTTTAGCAGTTAATGGAACTGGAGAATGTTCTAAGCTAGTATCTGCTATGATTGTATCTAAAGATAGTGAAGTGTTTGATGGAGAGTTATTTTTTGCTCAAACAAATCAAGCTGTAGGTACTGTAAACGCTGCAAGAAACGTATCTGATGCTGATTTTGCAGCTTGTAAAGTAACTGGTACTTTAACACTTGATGGCTCTGCTGATGACTATGTTTATGGTGGCGGCAGGATTTCTAGGTTTGATGTAAATCTAGAAGGAGCTGGTGCAACTGACGGTGATCTTATAGCTAAATCAAGATTCCCTATTTTACTACAAGCAGAACCTGATAGTACAAGTGTTTTTTGTTTTATGTTTCTTTCAGGAACAGATGTAACACCTACTTTAGCAGTGGGTGATATAGAGCTAATTCTCGGCATAGAGTATTAGTAGTACCCGTAGCACCCCGGCTAATAGCAATTTTGCCTATTAGTAAAATAATTTTATAATTTAAACGAGGAAATACCCATGACAGCAGTAAATATTAGAGATACAGGTCGTAACTCAGCTAAGACAGTTGATGTTCGTGATCTTGCAGATAGGATGGAAACAACCAATCCTGATCAAGAAGTAACAACTACTAATGAAGTATCAGTAACAACAGGAACTATTGCTGTTACAGATGATACCAATACAATCGTAACAATAGCCCAGCCCGCTGGAACTATTCTTATGAACCTAATTGCATATGCCGCTGGTAATATTGTAACGGCTGGATCAAGCGGTAACGATCTAGACATCTCTATTGGCACAGCTTCGGCAGGCGCACAGCTTCTC